GGCAACACTGATGATGTCAGGTTATCAGCGTGAAGGGTTCGATTCCCTTCCTTTCCGCTAACTACTCATAAAGGAGATTTTTTATAACATGAGTGATACTACAAAAACTACGCGAGTCGTTGAGGCTTTAGAGCGTGGCGTTGAATTGACGGGTAAGCAAATTACCGCACGTTATGGCGTTGCAAACCCACGGGCTTTGATGAGCTCTTTGCGTATGCAGGGATATCCTGTATTTTTGAATAAGCGCACCAATAAGCTTGGTGAGACTTATAACAAGTACCGTTTGGGTACTGCCACTCGTAGCGTTATTGCTGCGGGCTATCAAACTTTGGCAGCCTAAACTTTGTAAGAAGGTGTGGAAGGAGCTTCGCGAAGCTCCTTCCATCCTTACACAAGATGAAAAAAAGTTGGGAAGAACTAGAACAATTAATTATTGAAAGGTTCGGAAAGAATTATTCGAACTATCCTGACTCTGTGGAGTATTTTATAAAGATTATGAAATATATTGCAAAGCGAAGAGAAAGTAAAACTCTTGTCAAAAATAACCCAGAATGACGATTTATACCGTGGTGGTTTTTCGTCGGCGAGTAAACGTCTTGCTGACTTAGAAGAAAAAGTTAAACTTATGCAATCGCATATCGATAAAATAGAAACACAATTATCTAAAAATCCATTTACCAGAGATAACTTTCGGCCCAGACAATCTCTGGATGCTATATAGAATGGGCCAATCGCTAATAACAAGGATTTATGAAAATGAATATCGGCGATACAGTAGAATATAACAATATCTACAACGAGAAAAAGTGCGGTAAGCTAGTAGATATAGCTTCCGACATGGATTCTTATGATCATATGAAATTGGAAGATGGCATTCCTTTATATTATTCCAAAAAACTTTCACGCTTTGTTCCTGTGAAAAAGAAGAATATGAACACTATATTTCTTACTATTCACCCTTTGAACATGTCTGCAAATTATGGGGTAGACCCTGATTTTGTATTATTCAATGAGCTTGAAATAAAAAATCCCTAAATAAATTTTATAATGATAAAATATCGCATAATCCAATTGGATATGATATGTGATGGTATGGAAAAGGCTGTAGCAATGGAAACATTACAGATGCTTCAGTCTTTACATTCTGAAAATGAATACGTTTTAGAAGAATATAACTTTGATCCTGCTGGCCCTCGGTTAGGACGTGATCCAGACTTGCACTGATCCTTATAAATAGTCGAAAGACTGTTTAGAGGATTATTATGGCAGAACAAAGTTATTTTATGGGCCAAGATGGTTTCATCTGGTTTGTTGGCGTTGTAGAAGACAGGAACGATCCTAAGCGTATAGGCCGGGTTCGTGTTCGTTGTCTTGGATTTCACACAGAAGATTTAAATTCACTTCCTACAGCTGACTTGCCGTGGGCTCATGTCATGCATCCTGTTACAGACCCATCGATGCATGGAATGGGCAGCACTCCCTCTTTTCTTGTTGAAGGTTCTTGGGTAATTGGTTTCTTTCGAGATGCACAAGAGAAACAACAGCCTGTTATTATAGGTTCTTTGCCGGGAGTTCCTGCTGGTTCAGCGGATTATTCAACAGGATTTAATGATCCTCGTAGTCCTTATACTAATCAAATAGCATATGCTGGTAAACCTACCTATGGGCCATATCCTGTAGATGGTGAAGATTATACTATGAAGTCTGGACATGAAGGAGGTGAACCAGATACTAATAGATTGGCACAAGGACGCAAATCAGAGACACATAATTCTCTTATTGATAGACGATTGAATCGGTTGCGTGGTGATCCAGAAAAACTTGATGCTACTGTCGGTGTTGATGATACTAGCGAAGAAGAGGTAGTGTATGGCACTGGTATTCCTACTGCAACCAAACCATATCTTTCACTCGTTCAAGATGGTGCTGAATTAGAGACTCGTGGCTGGTGGGATGAGCCCCACCCCAAATCTATAACAAAAAACACTAAGGTCTATCGTTCTGGTCAATATCCTTATAACCATGTTCATGAAAGTGAGTCTGGCCATATACATGAGATAGATGATTCTCCTGGCGCAGAAAGATTATTTACTCAACACACTTCTGGAACATTTGAAGAAATACATCCTACAGGTACAAAGGTTGTCAAGATAGTTGGTGACAATTATGAAATTGTTGCTGGCAGCTCAAATGTTTCTATATCTGGAAGTGTTAATATTACAGTAGAAGGTACAGTACGAGAACTTATTAAGGGTGATTACATTTTAGAGGTAGAAGGTAATTATACTCAAAAGATACACAAGAACCATCGTGTCAAGGTTGGTGCTGGTGAAGGTGGTGGAAATCGTGAAGAAGAAATAAAAGGTAATTATGCGTATCAGATTGGTACTGGATTGGCAGTAGATGAGGACGGCGTGGAGATTCCGCCGCCAGATGATGGTCATGTAAAGGCTAGAATTACTGGAAACATCGATACAGTAATTGATAAATCCGAAGTTAGAATTATTAATGACACTAGTAGTTTGAGTGTTAAAAATGCTATTAAGATTGCAGCTATTGGACCAGTTTATCCCGATACTTTACTTCCTTCTGGTGACATTACTATAGCTGCTTTTAATAATTTATCAACAACAACTATATCAGGTATTACAACATTTAAATCTGGCGACAAGTTAAATATGAAATCTGCAACTGCAATGGATATCAAAACTGAGGCAGATGGACTAACAATTTATTCAGAGGGATTAGTCACAGAAACATTTAAAGAAAGCCATACTTCTGTTGTAACTGGTACTCTTGATTTGGATGTTAGTGTAGAGGTCGATGTTGACTCTGCATTGATCAATTTGAACTAATGGCTGAATTTCAATTTATCATAGATGGAGATTTGGTTGAATTTGATCGATGGGAAGATGTTCCAGAACTATTTGATCATGTAATTAAATTTATACCAGATATGAGATTGCCGCCACATACACAAGAAGATCATGATGAACTTGCAAAATGGAATGATAGATTACAAGAACTAATGGAGAAAGAACGTGCCCGCAGCAACTAGAATAGGAGATGCAGATGTAGTCCATTGTTCTGGTATGACCAGAGCAGAAGGTTCGCCGGATGTATTTGTGAATGGTATTGCTTGGAGTAGACAGGGAGATAATAATACAGGACATTTGTTGCCTCCAAGTATTCCACCTTGTCCATCTCATGCTGCTGGAATAGCTTCTGGATCATCTACAGTTAAGGTAAATACAAAAGGTGCTGGTAGAGTAGGTGATGGGATAAGTGGTTGCACTTCTGTAGCTGCCGGAAGTTCTAATGTATTTGCTGGAGGATAATCATGGCTGATTATAAAATTCCAAATCTATGCGGAGCAAGTGTTAAATTTAATGCATTGCAAAGTAAATTCGATGATATGATAAACACGGCAGCATCTCCTGCTGGGTTAATAGCTGATGCTGCAGCTCTTGCAACAAGCTTAACACCCAATGTTACATCTTTGTTGGATGAGGCTAAAAAATTGCTTCCAGAATTGCCATCTTTGCCGGATGTAAATTTACAAGCCGAATTAACAAGTTTAGCAGGATTGTCGGCTGGTAGTTTTGAACATGGGACATTGCTTGCTGAAATTACAACTAAATTTGGTACTGCGTTAACTACTGGTGGATTTTCTTTGAATACTTTAGTTTCAGATGCCGCAGCGGCGATAACAGGAGGAACAGATTTATGTGCTTCTGTTCCTAACTTCACAGTTCCATCTGCTGGTGGTGCTGCTGTTCAAATTGCAAATGGAGTGTTACAACCAGAAGGGGGCTCAGTTACAGAGAAAGCTTCTGTTTTAATTAAAAATGTTAATTTTATTGCAATGAAAGCTGCTGTTGAAAAAACATTTGCATCTTACGAGGAAATTGGTGAAGAAGTACCGAATGAAGATATCGGCCCATATAGAGTAACAGAAGAAACCACAACTGTAGCTAGAGCTGCACCTGGGGCGAATATAAAAGCAATTTCTGATGACGAAATACGAGCTTCCAGCTCAGGGGCAGTTACTACACAAAAAATATCAACTCCTAAAAATACAGTTAAAGTAGCAACAACTACAACTAAAAAGACAGGAGACAATCCTGATGCCGGCAAAGTAGAACAGGTTCGTGCTAATGTTGTTGATCCAGAAAAATCTGCTGGAATTTCCAGTCAAATTATACAGGAAAGAGAATTCTTTAAAGAAAATGCTGTAACTAAGTCTGGTAATATTTATAAAATAACTCTTAGTAATACTCCAACTGAGGATGTTTCAATGGTGGGATTTGATGGAAGTTATAGAAAAGTGAAATCTGCTGAAGAGTGGGGAGCTAAAACTGGGGTGTTTAAAGAACAGGTTTGGGTAGGCAAAAACCGACGAATAATGGAATTACAATGGAACAAATCTGGCAAATATGACTCATTTGTTTTGGAAGGCAAAAATATTACTATAACAGGTAATTTATATGAATATAGTCCTAAGTCCAGTGGTGTTATGTTTGAAGTATTATATGGATATTTAGATAACTATGACCCAAACTTTGCTGGCCCTATTAAATAATGATACTAATAAGAAATACTATAGTAACTTTAAATATCCTCTATTGGATGCCGGATTATAATCACATACTTCAAGAGTTTATTTGGCAAACATCAGATGTAAGACCAGAGTATCCAAGAGTACATAGATTTTTAAATTATTGGCATGACAACATTGAGGCAGTAATATCAGAAGTTAATATCGCAGATAATTATCTGACATCTTATAAATAATAAAAACAGGAGTCTATAATGGCAACACCAACTGCACATAAAGATGCACAAGGCCAAAATGATATTGATCGTAATGCACGTCAATATACGGATTTGGACCTTTTCTTTGGACGAAAGGCAGTATCTAGAGATATTAACAAGGTAACTGATATTCAGGCTGTAAAGCGTTCTATTCGCAATCTTGTGTTGACTAATCATTATGAAAAACCTTTTCATCCAGAAATTGGTTCTGGTGTAAGAGGTATGTTGTTTGAGCCAATGACTCCTATAACAGCACATATTCTTACAAGGAAGATAGAAGATGTTATTATAAATTTTGAACCTAGAGCGAGATTGATTAGCGTTACCGCTTTTCCAAATTTAGATCGTAATGAATATGAGTGTACAATAGAATTTTATGTTGTAAATACACCAACTGAATTAGTAGACTTAACGGTGTTTCTAGAGAGATTACGATAATGGCAGTAAATGATAAAAGATTAACAGTTACAGAATTTGATTTTGATGACGTAAAGAGTAATCTAAAAGTTTTTCTAAAGGGGCAAACAGAATTTAAGGACTATGATTTTGAGGGCTCTGGAATGAGCGCACTGTTAGATGTCCTTGCATATAATACGCACTATCTTGGTTTCAATGCTAACATGCTTGCAAACGAGATGTTTTTGGATAGCGCGTCATTACGTTCTAGTATAGTTTCTCATGCCAAGACTTTAGGATATGTTCCTAGTTCTGCTCGAGCTTCT